CCTTATAGCTGGCCATGGTCGCGTTATGGCGGCTAAGAAGCTAGGCATGGAGGAAGTACCCTTTGTGCGTGCAGAGGGGCTTACAGAGGCGCAGAAGAAAGCCTATGTGATTGCTGATAACCAGTTAGCGCTTAATGCTGGTTGGGATCTGGATAAATTAAAGCTTGAGGTTGATAACCTTATTGAGCTTGATTTTGACACTGATTTGCTGGGGTTTAGTGATGATTTTATTTCTGACCTTCTTGATGATGATGAATATTTAGAGGCTTCTGAAAATACAAGCACAATAAAAGAATATTTTGGTATACCGCCATTTACGGTTATTAACGCTAGAGAGGGCTCCTGGCAAGAAAGAAAAAGATTTTGGCTAAAAAAGGGTATAGAAAGCGAGCTTGGAAGGGATGCAAACACATTTAATATATCTGAATGGATGAAAGAAAAAGGGAAAACTGGTGGCGACACAAACCAGTCAATCTTTGATCCAGTGCTATGCGAGATAATGTATAAATGGTTCTCTAAAGAGGGCGCGGTTATTTTAGACCCTTTTGCTGGTGGCAGCGTTAGAGGTGTTGTTGCGTCTATTTGTAATAGGTTTTATATAGGTAATGATATTAGTGAGAAACAAATAAAAGAAAATAGGCGGCAATCTGAGAATATTTGTGTAGAATCCAAGTTCCCGCCAGTGTGGACAATAGGAGATAGTAAAAACATATGCTCTTTAACTGATAGTGTTCAGGCTGATATGATGTTTAGCTGCCCACCATATTACAATCTGGAAATTTACAGTGATGATGCAAATGATATAAGCAATATGAGCTATGATGATTTTCTATTTTCTTACAGGAAAATAATAAGCGAATGTTTTTTGTTATTAAAAGAGAACTCTTTTGCTGTGTGGGTTATTGGTGATGTCAGGTGCAAACAGGGAAATTATATTAATTTTTTAGGCGATACCATAAGCGCGTTTATTGACGCAGGATTCAGATATTATAATGAGGCGGTTTATGTTGGGTGTATAGGTTCTGCTTCACTCAGGGCAAGTAGGCCAATGAAAACATCAAGGAAACTTTGCAAGGTACATCAAAATATATTGGTGTTTGTAAAGGGTGACGCAAATTCTGCCGCAAAGAAATGTGGGGATATAGAAATAAATATAAGTGAAGAATTAACAAATACTTATGGTGAGGGTAATTAAATGGCTAGACCTCCATACAAAGTAACACCAGAGCTACTGCAAAAGATAGAAACCCTCGCAGCTCAAGGGCTAACAGAGAAACAGATTTGTAATGTTATAGGCTGGTGTCAAGACACTTTATGCAGAAAGAAAAAGATTTATTCAGAGTTATCAGAAGCTATAAAAAAGGGAAAAGATAAAGGTTTGGCTGTTATAACCAATGCTCTTTTTGATAAAGCTAAGGGTGGAGATACTACGGCTCAGATATTCTATCTGAAAAACAGAGCGCCTGAAGAATGGAAGGATAGGAGAGATAATACGATTAGCTCGCCTGATGGTGGGCCGGTAAGAATAACCAATATAGAATTAGTTGCTCCAGATATTGAAAGCGAAGATTGAGCTACCTCCAAAACTAATACCTGTTTTTGCTGGTAATGCTAGATACAGAGGCGCTTATGGTGGAAGGGGTTCAGCGAAAACAAAAAGCTTTGCCAAGATGGCAGCGGTTAGGGCTTATATGTTTGCTCAAGCTGGGGTTAGCGGTGTTATCCTTTGTGGTAGAGAATATCAAAACTCACTAGAGGAAAGTAGCTTTGCTGAGGTTAAATATGCCATTGAATCAACTGAATGGCTAAGACCGCATTTTGATGTAGGCGAAAAATATATAAGAACTAAAACTGGATCGGGGAGAGTTGATTTTTCTTTCCAGGGATTAAGAAAGAATATTGATTCGATTAAATCAAAGGCCAGAATATTAATATTGTGGGTCGATGAAGCCGATCCAGTAAGCGAGTTGTGTTGGAGAAAAGTAACGCCTACTGTAAGGGAGCAAGGTTCGGAAATATGGGTAACTTGGAACCCTGAAGTTGATGGCTCTGCTACTGATAACCGATTCAGAAAAGACCCACCAAAGAACTCAAAGATTGTAGAAATAAACTGGAAAGACAATCCTTGGTGGAATGATACATTAGAAGAAGAGCGCCTAGAGGATAAAGAAAAGCGCTCGCATAGTTATGATCATGTATGGGAAGGTGGGTATTTGGAAGTTAAGGAATCGGCTTACTACACTGATAACATCATAAGGGCCAAGGAAGAAAATAGATGGGGAATAGAATTACCTGAAGATCCTTTATTGACGGTTCGTTTGCTTGCTGATATCGGGGGAACCGGAGCGAGAGCGGATAATTTTGTTTTCTGGGCTGCTCAGTTTAGCGGTGATTGGATTAATTACATAAATCATTACGAAGTCCAAGGTCAGCCAATAGGCGCTCATCTGGATTGGATGAGGAAGCAAGGCTACACGCCAGATAGGGCTCAAATATGGCTACCTCACGATGGTGAAACCAATGATCGGGTTTATGATGTTAGTTATCAGTCAGAGTTTAGGAAAGCTGGTTACAATGTTGAGGTAGTACCGAATCAAGGTAAAGGTGCTGCTAAATCAAGGATTGAGATCATGCGGAATAATTTCAACCGTATGCGTTTTAGTTCTAAATGTGAGGCAGGAATGAAATCTCTTGCTTGGTACCACGAAAAGATTGATGAAGACAGGAGAATAGGTTTAGGCCCTAATCATGATTGGAGTTCACACAGTGCCGATGCTGTAGCTATAGCTCCCCTAACCTACCAACCACCTAAGCCTCCACGCAAAAAGGTTAAACCAAAGGTTAATGTCGTATAATGTTAAGTGAAAAGCAGATAGAAACCATAATCATAGCGCTAGAAAAAGACGCTATTGGTTACAGTGGTGAAGGTTCAGACATTCAGAATAATCGTGCATTACTTTTAGATAGATACAACCGGCAACCTTATGGCGATGAGATCGAAGGGCAAAGCCAGGTTATTACTAGCGATGTTTTTGACGTTGTGGAGGGTATGCTCCCTGGATTGATGCGTCTATTCACGCAAAATAGAAACATAGCCAAATTCACAGCGAATAGAGAAGAGTCTGAAGAGGAAGCCAAACAGAAGACCATGTTTGCCAATTGGGTTTTTGGCGTTCAACACAATCCTGTTAACCTTCTACTGTCGTATTGTAAAGATGCCCTACTACAATATACCGGAACGCTAAAAACGTACTGGGATGACTCAGAGGAGTTCTTGGATGGTGAGGATTATGAGCGTTTAACTCAGACTCAACTGTCTAAGCTGATGAGTGATGAGAATTATGAGATAAACGACATTGAAGAAATAGCAGTAGGTGTTGGTACTCAGTTGCCTAATGGTGAGGTGGTTGAGGCCGAAACGGTCGTATATAACGTTCAAGGCATGAGAACCAATTCAACCGGACGAATTAAAATAGAGCCTACCCCACCGAATGAGGTGCTCATCAGTAAAAGAGCCAAGGACTTTGATAAACCGCCTTTTTACGGACAGATAACCGCTAAGACTCGATCTGAATTACTTCAAATGGGGTTTGACCGTGAAAAGGTAATGAATCTTGGCCGTGATGAGAGTGACGGTGATCCTGTTGAAGAGAGGCGAAACTACAACCTAAACGGGCCGGTTAATCAGAACTCCACTACTGACCGCTCTCAGGATATGTTTAAGCTTGGCGAGTATTACGCTTATATCGACGTGGACGAAGATGGGATAGCCGAGTATTACCAGATATTCTTCGTGAGTGGAGAGGGTAAGCTGCTGGAAATGGAGAAAATTGATTGCCATCCCCTAGCAACTGCAACGCCTATTCCTATGCCACACAGAGCCATAGGTGAGTGTCCGGCCTCGCTCATTGCAGACCATCAATACTGGACCTCTACACTTGTCAGACAGGCCAACAATAACATCTATGCCGGGAACTTCACGCGATTACTCTATAACAACAATGTTGACTCTGACGAACTAATGACCCCTGTTGCTGGTGGTGCGGTCAATGTCGATACAAACGGCCCTGTAACTGGTTCTACAGAGCCGATTCCCACTGTTTCACAGATAGAGGGCATACTAAGGGCTATAGAATACGCTGATTCGGTCAGAGAGCGCCGTACAGGCGTTACTTCGTATAATCAGGGCTTAGACACTGAAGCGCTAAATAAGACCGCTACGGGCTTTGTAGGCATTCGTGATATGGCCCAAATGAGGACAGAGCTAATTGCCCGTGTTCTGTCTGAGGGGTTAAGAAAAGTGTTTAACCGTATTATAGAATTGGCGTCAAAATACCAACGCAGACCCATTCAGATTATGGTATCTGGCCAACCGTTTATCATTGATCCTACGCAGTGGAAATATAAAACAGATTGCGTGATTGACATCGGAGTGGGTGGTGGTGAGCGCCAAGAGAGAATCCAGAATCTAAACTACATCTACGAGCAACAGAAACTATTAAAAGAGTTCGGCTCTCCTCTTGTTGATGAGGCCAAGATGTATGCCACATTGGATAAGATCACCCAGCAAATTGGCCTTCATGGTGCTGAGACCTATTTCAACGATCCAGAACAGCCTGATGAGCTTATACGGGCCGAGAACGAACAATTGAAGCTAATGGTACAGCAGATGCAAGCGCAGCTTAACAACCCTCTGGCTGAGGCTGAGCAGGTCAAAGCAGAAGCTAATATGCAGATGAAGCAAATGGACGCTCAAGTCAAGGTTCTACAAGAACAAGTCAAGGCACAAGGAAAAACGGCAGAACTGGAGCAGAAAGAGCGATTCCATGATGACCAGATGGCTATTGAGCTAACCAAAATCGAAGCCGATTCACAGAAAAACGTACCAGGGAGCTTGATTTGATAGACCACAAAGAAAGAGAAGCACTAGGAGCAGAGGCGCATAAACTACTTAATGACCCTATCCTAGCGTATGCATTCAGGAAGGTTAAGGACTCGGCTATAAAAACAATAGCAGAATCAAAACATGATGAATCAGCTCTCAGAGAGCATCAATATGTTAAGTTAACCGTATTGGATGACATAGAAAAGACTATTAAGAATTTAATTCGTGATGGTGACTTGTCGCGGATGCAGTTAAATAAACCAGAAGTAAATAAGTTGAAATCTTTAGATAGAGTAAGGGAAATTTTATGAACCTAGCCAACCCTGAAGAGGGAGCTAATAACCTTGGCATTTTTGCGGATCTACCTAGTGAGACAACCGAAGCCGAACCGGAGCAGACCGGCCAAACTGCAACGTCTGAAGAGACGGCAGAAGCTAATAATGCTGGGACGGAAACGCCATCGAACGAAGGCGATACAGAAACCCCATCAAGAAGAGTGAAAGCTAAACTTGACGGTCGGGAAATAGAGTTCGACGTGGTTACTGAAGATGTGGACCTTGATTTAATCCCTAAAGGGTTAATGATGGAAAAATCTTATCGACAGAAAACCATGGAACACGCTGATAATGTAAGAGAGTTTGAAGCTAAAAAATCAGAGTTTGATAGTGCATTAGCTCAGCTTTATGATCAAATTGAATATGAAGCCAAGCAGCTTGAAAGCGATGAGATGAAGGAGTTGAAAGAACTCGACCCAGACGAATTTGAAAGAAAGAGGCTTAATGTTGAGAAGAAAGTTTCTCTGTTTAAACAGCATCAAGAACAGAGGAATCAGGAAATCTTAGCTCAACAGCAAGAGCTAGCTAGACAAGAGATGGCTAAATTGCCCGAAATCATTCCCGAGTGGATGGATGACAAGGTAATGCAGCAGGACACCCAAAAAATCAGCTCAATGCTTAAAGATACCTATGGGTTTAACGACCAAGAGATAGGAAGTATTGTTGATTCTAGGGTAATATCTATTGCCAGAAAAGCAGCTCTTTATGATGAGATACAAGCGGCCTCACTGGAAACCAATAGAAAGCAGAAAGTACCGAAAAGCTCCAAGTCTAACTCGACAGCTCAGAGTACGCCGGTAGAGGAACCTTCTATTGAATCAATTTTTTACGGTAATAATTGAGGTATAGACAATGGCTACACTAGGAAGCAACGTCCTTACCCTCACAGATTGGGCCAAGCGCCTCGATCCTAAGGGCAAGGTAGATAAAACTGTGGAAATCCTTTCACAGACTAACGAAATATTAACAGATATGCTTTGGAAAGAGGGCAACCTACCAACAGGGCATAGAACCACAATCCGAACAGGTTTACCAACCGTTTACTGGCGTTTGATGAACCAAGGCGTGGCCCCTTCCAAGTCAACCACAGCTCAAGTTGACGAGCAATGTGGAATGCTGGAAGCGTGGAGTGAGGTTGACAAGGATCTAGCAGAGCTTAACGGTAATGTTGGGGCTTTCCGACTTAACGAGGCTCAAGCTTTCCTCGAGGCGATGAATCAGGAGATGGCTGATACCATGTTTTATGGTACTGCTTCCAATCCTGAAGAGTTTGTTGGCCTTGAGGCGCGTTATTCGGATACTTCAGCTACTAACGGTCAAAATATTCTTTTGGCTGGTGGTTCTGGTGCTGATAACTCATCCGTTTACCTAGTTGGATGGGGTGGTAATGAATGTCACGGTATTTTCCCCAAAGGCTCAAAAGCTGGGATTATGCACGAAGACCTTGGCTTGGTTACTGTTGAAACCACAGCGGGCATTGCTGGTAACAGAATGCGTGCTTATCAGGATCATTGGCAGTGGAAATCAGGCTTGGTTGTTCAAGACTGGAGATATGTGGTTCGTATTGCTAACATCGATATTTCTGATTTAGCTGGCTTATCTGGTACTCAAGAGACTACAGACTCCACATTCCTACCTAAACTTATGAGTCGAGCTATTGACCGACTGCCTAAGTTAAGGGGAATTAAGCCTGTATTCTATTGTAACCGTTCTGTTAAATCCTTGTTACGTGTTGCAGCTTTGGAGAAATCCACAAGCGCTGTGACTATCGAGCCTGGATTGAACCAGTTCGGCGAAACCATTCACGAAATGAAATTCCTTGGCATTCCAGTTCGGACAGTAGACCGTCTGACTGAAACCGAATCTCTAGTATCTTAAGGGGGTGCAAAATGATACTTGATGCACAGCATGAAATCGAAGACGGTGCAAGCTCTAGAACCTCTACAGGTGTAGGTAGTGACGTAATAGACCTATCTCTAGATCGATCCATCGGTAATGGGGAGCCTATGGGTGTCCTGTTTGTTGTTACAACAGCAGCGGACCAAACTACAGGCG